CGCGTAGTCATCCCATTCTCCTCCCACCGTCCCACCGTGGGCGGCACCTAGGGCGAGCGGTTTTTCTCCTTTCTCCGCTCGCCCACTTTTCCAACAGTTGCGGTTTGCGGATTTTTGCCGTATTTCTGAAACCATTATGACTAAAACTGCGAAACCACCGCGTAAGCCCAGCACTGGCGGCGTGATTATCGGCTCGGATTACGATGCAGCCCGCACTCGCAAGATGAACGCGGATGCGGAGATTGCCGAACTTGAACTAGCCCGGATTCGCGGAACATTATGCCTGACAGATGATGTGGTCGCCGCCTGGGAAAGCGTTCTTCAGGCTGCGAAGGCGAAGTTCCTCGCCCTGCCGACCAAGATTGCCCCGATTGCCGCAAATGAAACCGATGTGGGTGTTGTAAAGGACTTGCTGGAGCAGCAACTGCGTGAAGCACTTTCCGAACTAGCAAACTACCAGCCGAAGATTGACCCAGTTAAGACCGCAGCATCAATCGACGCAGATCCGGTTGAGGAACCGCCTGCACCCAAGAAGCGCGGCAGACCGCGTAAGGCAACTAGGGTCGGCAAATGACACCCACACTCGACCCATCTATTAGAGAGGGTGCGCTGACCAGATTTGGCGCAGCGATGGAGCAACTGAAGCCGCCGCCCAGATTGAGTGTGGCCGAGTGGGCGGACCTAGAGCGCAGGCTCGATAGCCAATCGTCTGCCGAACCGGGGCGCTGGATTACTGCTCGTGCAGAATACCAGCGCGGTATTATGGATGCGTGTTCCGACCCTTCGGTGAAAGAGGTGGTGGTTATGTGCGCTGCCCAGCTCGGCAAGTCAGAAATCCTGCTGAATACTATCGGCTACCATATGGCGCATGATCCAGCACCAATTCTGATGATGCAGCCTACCGTTGACATGGCGCAGTCATTCTCGAAGGATCGCGTAACGGCTGGCTTATTACGCTCAACCCCAGCCCTGCGTGGTAAAGTGAAAGACAGTAAGGCAAAAGATGCAAACAATACGACTCTTCATAAGGTATTCCCTGGTGGCGCTCTGTCTCTTGTTGGGGCTAACAGTCCATCTTCCCTTGCTTCTCGTCCGATCCGTGTCGTTCTGTGTGACGAGGTTGACCGATACCCTCCTAGTGCGGGTGAGGAAGGCGACCCTATATCTCTCGCAAAGCGCAGAGCGGCTACGTTCTGGAACAGGAAGATAATCGAGGTTTCAACTCCGACCAATCGCGGTGCCAGCCGGATTGAACTTGCATACGAGGAATCGGACAAGAGAAAGTTCATGGTGCCTTGTCACGATTGTGGTGAGCGGCAAGAGTTGGTGTGGTCACAGGTTCAATGGACAGACCCGAAGAATCCGCACTATGTCTGCAAGCATTGTGGTTCGTGCTGGACTGACGCAAATCGTAACAGGGCGATTGCTAGGGGCGAGTGGGTAGCAACCAAACCGTTCAATGGCATGGCTGGATTCCATCTTAGCGCACTGTATTCGCCTTGGGTGGTTCTGGCGGATGCTGTCGAGGAGTTCTTGGCATCCAAGAAAGACCCGATGCGATTGAAGACCTTCGTGAACACCTTCCTGGGCGAAACGTGGGAAGATCAAGGTGAGGGCGTGGATGATGTCGAAATAGCGAAGCGCCGGGAAGATTACGAAGATATGCCGGATCAGGTTGTAATGTTGACGGCTGGCGTTGACGTTCAGGATGACCGATTGGAGGTGGAGGTTGTCGGTTGGGGCGCAGGCGAAGAGAGTTGGTCGATTGACTATCGCGTCCTGCATGGCGACCCATCATCTCCACAACTTTGGCAACAATTAGATGAGGTCTTGCTCCGCACCTTCGAGCATCCGATTGGCAAGCCGATGATTATTCGCGCTACTTGCGTTGACTCTGGCGGACACCACACAAGGGCGGTTTACAATTATGCCAAAACTAGAGCTGGGCACAGGGTGTTCGCCATCAAGGGTGTTGGCGGTGAGGGCAAGCCCATTGTAGGTCGCCCCAGCAAGAACAATATAGGCAAGGTTCCGCTTTATCCAGTTGGTGTCGATACTGCCAAGGAAATGTTTTATGCAAGACTGAGAATGGAGGAGCCGGGACCAGGATACTGCCACTTCCATCAGCGCCTTGATGACGAACACTTCCGTCAATTAACGGCTGAAAAGCAGGTTATTCGATACCACAAGGGATACCCGAAGCGCGGCTGGATAAAGACGCGAACACGAAATGAAGCCTTGGACGTAAGGATTTATGCGATTGCGGCCCTTGCAATCTTAAATGTCAATCTGGACAACATTGCGAAAAGATATTTTTCTGATATAGATAAGGATGAAGACTTGCAGGTTCCACGCGAGCGGACCAATCCTCTTGCTAATCCTAGGGCGGCGGCGAGAAGAAAGGGCGGTTTCGCGAATAATTGGCGGTGATGGATGGCTAATCTTTTCGATGCGGCGAATGCACCAGAGGGTGAACCAACGACAGTTACAGTCGGTGACTTCATTCAATGGAAGCGTAGCGATTTGGTGCAGGACTATCCTGTAGCCACGCACTCTGCCGAATATGTTGCTCGGATTACTGGCGGCGGGGCAAGTGAAATCAAGCTGGCCGCGACCGAGAGCGACCCAGCTTATTACCTTTTTACTGCTGATAGCGCCACCTCTGCGGACTTTGAGCCTGGCTATTATCACTGGCAGCTTGAAGTCACCGAAACGGCCAGCGGCAACCGGATTGTTGTTGATACTGGCACTTTTACCGCTCTCGCAGACCTTGATGTAAACAACACTGATCCGCGCACTCATGCGGAAATCATGGTCGATAAAATTGAGTCAATTCTTCAGGGCCGTGCAGACAGCGATGTCAGCTCATACTCAATTCAGGGCCGCTCTCTATCCAAGATGTCTATTACAGACTTGCTTGAATGGAGAAATTACTATCTTCGAGAGGCCAAGAAAGAGAAGAAAGACTCTGACATCAAGAATGGCCGTCCAACTAACACAACCGTAAAGGTTCGGTTTCTATGAGCATTTGGCGGGAGATTTTAGGGCTACCAGTTAAGCCAGCGGGATTACAGCGCCGGAATGCTTACGGGTATAGCGCCGCACAGGTAGGACGATTATTCGCAGACTTTAGTGCATCTAAAGGCAGTGCCGACTCCGAGTTGAAATACACTCTGGAGACAATGCGTGAGCGCTGCCGCGATCTTGCTCGCAATGACCCTTATGTGAAGCGGTATCTTCGTCTGCGTCAAAACAACATTGTCGGCAAGGATGGTTTCTCGCATCAAGTTAAGGCGCTCAACGACTTTACTGGCGAGCTGGACGCTGTTGGCAATCAACTGGTCGAAGATTCTTGGAAGGTATTTACCCGCAAGGGCAACTGCACTCCAGATGGTCGGCAATCTTTCACAGACTTGTGCAAGGCAGTCGATAGTGCCGTTTGCCGTGATGGCGAGGCGTTCATTCAGATTGTGAAGGGGCAGACATTCCCGCATCGGATTGCCTTCCATCACTTTGAGGCTGACCGCATTGACCATAAAAAGAATGAGCGGCTGAAAAACGGCAACGAAATCCGCATGGGTGTCGAAATCAACCGCTATGACCGTCCTGTGGCGTATTGGATACAAGACGAACACCCCGGCGACACGGATTTTGCTACGATTAACAAGCGCGCATCTCGCAGAGTGCCTGCTGACCAAATTATTCATGTGTTTGAGCAGCTTCGCCCAGGTCAAACACGCGGAGAACCGCCTCTCGCGCCTGTTGTGGCTCAAATTAAGATGCTCAACGCTCACCGCGAGGCAGAATTGGTCGCCGCAAGGCTTTCTGCGTCGAAAATGGGCTTCTTTACGTCAGATTCTGGCGATGAACTGCCTGCTGATGATTATGAAAATGGAAGCGGCACTGTTCCTATCATTGATGCAGAGCCGGGCACGTTTCACCAGTTGCCTCGCGGGGTAGACTTCACTCCGTTCGATATGAACCATCCTTCGACAGCGTTTGAGGACTTCCAGAAGGGCATTCTGCGCGGTATTGCATCGGCAATGGGCGTTTCCTATGCCTCACTTGCCAACGACCTTACGCAGACATCTTATTCTTCCATCCGTCAGGGCGCACTTGAAGAGCGGGATTCCTATTCAGGGATGCAACAGTTCCTGATTGAGCATTTTGTCCTGCCTGTTTACTCCGCATGGCTCGCAAGCGTGATGGAATTTGGCATCATTAACCTGCCTATCCGCCAGTTTGATAAGTTCTATAGCGCTACCACTTTCCGTGGACGCGGCTGGCAGTGGGTTGATCCGCAGAAAGAAATCAGCGCGGCAGTTGAGGCCATGCACAATGGCATCATGTCTCCGCAGGATGTGTCGAACCATTACGGACGGGACTTCCAAGAAACGCAGAAAGAATGGCAGTCTGCACAGCAGATAGCCGAGGCGTATGGTCAGGAGCTTTCCTTTGGACCGTTCGGGGCAAACAAGGCCAACAAGCCGATACCAATGGAGCCTGATGATGGCGAGCTATAAGCCGACAGAGGGTATGGTCGAAGAGGCCCAGCGTGGTCTTGATTGGCGGCGCGAGTTTGGCCGTGGAGGCACAGAAGTTGGCATTGCTCGTGCGCGTGACATCGTGAACGGCAAGAACCTGTCAGAAGACACTGTGAAGCGGATGTTTAGCTTCTTCAGTCGCCACGAAGTCGATAAGCAGGCAGAAGGCTTCCGTCCCGGCGAAGAGGGTTATCCATCGAACGGCAGGATAGCTCACGCCTTATGGGGTGGGGATGCGGGATATTCGTGGAGCAAAGATAAGGTAGCGGGTATGGACAACGATAGAGCAGCGCCAGACGAACTGAAGGTTGGCGACTTTGTATCGTGGAACTCTTCGGGCGGAAGGGCGCGTGGACGCATTGAGCATATTATGCGCGAGGGTGTTCTGGGTGTGCCCGATAGCGACTTTTCGATTGATGCGACTGAAGATGACCCAGCCGCTCTCATCCGTATTTATCGTGATGGGGAGGAGACCGAAACATTGGTCGGCCATCGCTTCTCTACGCTGACTAAAATATCGGAGA